AAAGGTATGAAAAAGAAAGAATCCCGTCCAACTTACCTACAGTTAAAGGGCGCATTCTTGAGTGCGCTAGCTGTAGAAGAGATGGAAAGTGATATAAGCACAGATGATTCATTACTATCTTATGAAGATTCCCAAAAAAACAAAGTCTGAGGAGAATTCTATAATGGATGATGTTACCAAAGAAGAAGACATCTTAGCTGTCGCTACTGGCCTCAGTGAAGATTTGTCAAACATCACCTCCAATGCAGCTGAGCAGGAAACTGTAGAGGAAGCAGAAGTTGAGAGTGATGTCCAGCCAGAGGCTAGCGAATCGGAAGTTGAGGAAGATGTTGTAACAGATTCTGAAGTTTCCGAAGAAGAGTCCGAAGGTGAAGCTGACCCCGTTGCTGAAGAAGTTCAGCAGCAAGAGGAGGCAGAAGAAAGTTCTGCTGACGATTCAGAAGAGGCGGATGTACAAAGCGTAGATTCCGAAAATGCTGGAGAGCCAGAAGAAGCATCAGCCGAGGCACCCGTTGCTGAGGAGGATGAAGTTCAAGAAGCAGCCGCTGAAGACAGTGACCTCACCACGAATGAAAGTAGTGATGAGCAGGATCTTGAGCAGCTAAAGGCACAAGCTGCCCTTCTTGAAGAGCAAGTATCATCTCTTAAAGATGAAAACGCTAAGCTTAGAGGTGCATTGCACATGACTCTCGTAGAAAGAGTTGTTGATACAAAGATTGCCCTTGGTATTGAGGATTCGGATGATCGTGAAGCTCTTATTGGTGAGCATTCATCACGTACAGCTTCTTCACTGGCAGATAGTCTTAGAGATTTAGCTAAGACTAGCCCTGTCGTTGCTGCATCTGGAAACATGCCAGTGGTTATGTCTGAGGCGGAAGTTATCGCTGAAGGCAATGTTGTAACACTAGACTCAGAAGAGATCGAAGAAGAGCAGCTTTCTCCTGAGCAGGAGTTTGAGCAGCTTTTTGTTGACGCACTAATGGGCAGACGTAAACTCTGATTATTATAAGTAAGGAGAAATATAATGAGTTTAGCTAAATTCCGTAAGGTACACAGCAAGACAGGTTCCGGTCGCTTTGTGGTTTCTGAGGGCATCGCTCCCAGCGCCTACCTACTTCCAGACCAGGGTCTTCCAACATGGTACTACGACAGTGAAGATGATCGTTTCGAGATTGTCATCACCAAGGGTACCATTCTTTCAGTTGTCGCTGACTCAAACGGCGACGCAAGAATTGTCCCAGCTAACGGTACCGCAAGTTCCGTAACCTGGGGTGACACAATGAGCGGCTGGGATCCATTAGATGGTGCTACTCCCAGCAGCACAAGCGGTTCAACCGACACAGTAACTGTTGCAGCACGCTCAGTTCCAATCGGTGCCGCTCAATATGATCTCTACCGTCCATTCGATAAGGGTACATCGCAAGGTGCTGGCTTTATCACTCATGGCTATGTAGAGTATCCGATGGTTGAGGGTCTCAATGATGCCCTTGCTATTGGTGATCTTATCCGTGCGGACCATATGGGCCGTCCAGTTGAGCTCACCGCTGCAGAGCAGTACAACAGCAGTGCTGTTTACTCACATCTGCAGGTTGGTAAGGTTATTGAGGTCGAAAAGTTTGCTACAAACTTCGATGACGGCCTTCTCAGCTACATGCAGCTTCCATCTGATCCAGGTGCACTAAAGACCGTTTATGAGCTTACTCGTGACGGCGACTATAAGGGCAAGCTCGGTATTAGAGCAAATCTGGACGTAAACAACGTTGTTGGCGCATTCCGTGTCAATTTAACACTCTGAGAAAATACAACACAGGAGGAAAAATCCTAAGATGAGTAAGACAATCCAAGAGCTCCTCTCGGGTCTCCCAGCTTGGGAGGCTGCACTGACTGAGGACGGACACATTGATGAAGAGAACAGAGTAACTATTAAGGAAGCTTTTGCATCACCAGATGCAGCAGCGCTGTTCCCCAAGGTTCTCTCTCGCACTCTGCGGGAAGCCGCTGAGCCACAATTACTTGTGACTCCTCTGCTTTCCACAGTTCGCCTCGGTAAGGGGCGTTCATTGGAGTTCCCAGCAGTCAACGCAATCCAAGCTGCCGAAATCCCTGAGGGTCAAGAGTACCCAGAGCAAGCACTCGCCTTCGCAAAGCAGGTAGAGGGCAAGGTCTCAAAGAAAGGTGTAAAGCTCGCTTTCACCGAAGAAGTCGTAGCTGACTCACTTTGGGACATTGTCGGTCTACATGTCCGCGCCGCAGGCCGTGCTATGGCTCGCCTTAAAGAGCAAATCGCTCTTAGCCGCTTCAAGGATGCAGCAACTATCGTCTTCGATAACGATGACGTTGCCTATGATTCAACAAC